AGCTTGCTGAATATACTTTACTAGGGGTTGAGAAATTTTATTTCAAAAATGCAATTTAATTACGTCTCTTGGTTTCTAAAATTTCGAAAATCTTGCATTATTATATCTCGACCTTGCATTTTCATATTTCTTAAGATTCATATCCTAGGATTAGGTCTTGAATTCTATACATATGTCTATACTCAAATTATTCCTTGATTCCCTTATAAAATTATCAATTCCTTTATTAATTCTCTAGGTGTAGCTCCTGCCATAGGTTTAGGAGTCTTTCGGGTGCTGTTGCATTAGTCAGGTGTAGCTCCTACCAGAGGTTTAGGAGTCTTTCGGGTGCAGTGGCATTAGTCAGGCGTAGCTCCTGCCAGAGGTTTTAGGCGTCTTTCGGGTGCAATTACCCTACCCAGGCGTGAGGTTTAGGAGTATTTCGGGTGCCTGGCGGAAATTTAGGTGTAGCTCCTGCCAGAAGTTTTAGGAGTATTAGATTCCTTTTTTATCACCCTGCGTCATTCTAGAATATGCGTTTCGCTTCTGAAGAAAAATGGTAAAGAAAAGCCAGCATAGCAAACACAAATAAACCGGGCGCATTTTGCGAAATTGCAAAATAACAGCATAGCAATCCAACTACGACCATCAGAATGTTCATGAATTGCCGTTTCAACTCCAGCAGTAAGCCAACAGCTTTGAAAGGCACGGGCATATTAGCGGCTTTGAAAGGCACAGGCATATTAGCGGCATTGCGTTTATTAGATTCCATATGATCTGCAATATATTTTTTTCAAGTTCTTAGCGGGATCCAATTAGTCCACATACATTAATAGGGTTCTCAACCCCTAGTAAAGTATATTCAGCAAGCTAAATTAATTTTAGTCCATTCAGAATTGATTATACTTGACTCAGCTTGCTGAATATACTTTACTAGGGGTTCCCCCGACTACCCAAATGCTCGCGCAAGCGTGATCCGGCATTTTGCCGGATACAACCTCATAGATTCGTCACCACACTGTGGATCTTATCCAGCTGATCCTTGTAACGCCTACCGCCATCCTCCCCATCGGCACTCGCCTTCACCTTCTCCTGGTGGTCCAGAAACCGTGACCCCACCTGAGTCTCCTCATCCGCCTCCGCCTCCAGGTGGCCCGAGTTGTCATCGTACAGCTGCTCCAACACCTCCCCTTTCGCCTTATTTTCCCACTCCTTCTCCTCCCCCTCCCCCGCCACCACCACCTGGTAGATGGCCCGCTTCTGGTTTGGGATCCTTAAGTTCTGGTTCACACCTCCGGGCGACCGGCGGTGCTTCAGCTTGATGAACTGAGGCACTGCATTAGCTGGATCGGCCAGTAGCGCTTGGATCTGCTCAGGACTTATGTGCTCGATCGACTCCTTGCCAAACACGTTAATGTGCTGCTCCACCACGTAACGGTTGTTGGTGGTGTTGTTTACGGTCCTTGGCTTCTTCGCCACTTGGATCAACTCCTTGATCTGCTCGTCCTTTGCTGCTAGCTGTTGCTTTGTATCTGCTAGTTGTTGCTTCATCTGTTCTATCAATTCATCCTTATCACACTTCACCAACTTACAACTCTTCTTATGAACAAACCACGCACTAGGAAAGTTAGTCGTGTATCCACACTCACAAACTCTCGGTTCTTTGTAAGTCTTACTTGGCATCAGGGCTTACTGTAACCAAATATCTTATCTTTAAATGTTCAATTGAACGTTCAATTGATGTTCAATTGATCCTCTCCCCCTCCTGCCACAACCTCACTCGTACTTCTCCTACCAAAATGGACTATAATATAACATTTTTTAAGATATCGCGTAGAAAAGAAGGGGGGGGGGGCAAGAGCCCAGAGGGAAACTCCAAAAAATATTTTTGGTCTTTGGCATCTGGGATTTTTTTTGAGGCTCACAGATTCGTCACCACACTGTGGATCTTATCCAGCTGATCCTTGTAACGCCTACCGCCATCCTCCCCATCGGCACTCGCCTTCACCTTCTCCTGGTGGTCCAGAAACCGTGACCCCACCTGAGTCTCCTCATCCGCCTCCGCCTCCAGGTGGCCCGAGTTGTCATCGTACAGCTGCTCCAACACCTCCCCTTTCGCCTTATTTTCCCACTCCTTCTCCTCCCCCTCCCCCGCCACCACCACCTGGTAGATGGCCCGCTTCTGGTTTGGGATCCTTAAGTTCTGGTTCACACCTCCGGGCGACCGGCGGTGCTTCAGCTTGATGAACTGAGGCACTGCATTAGCTGGATCGGCCAGTAGCGCTTGGATCTGCTCAGGACTTATGTGCTCGATCGACTCCTTGCCAAACACGTTAATGTGCTGCTCCACCACGTAACGGTTGTTGGTGGTGTTGTTTACGGTCCTTGGCTTCTTCGCCACTTGGATAAGTTCATGTATTTGTTTATTCTTTGCTGCAAGCTCACGCTCTAGAGATGCTATACGAGCATCCTTCTCATTAGGGACGAGTGCACAACTCTTCTTGTGACGTGACCAAAGATTCATCTTCATTGTGGTATAACCACAGGCACATGTGCGAGGCTCTTTGTACTCTGTAGCTGGCATATTATTGTAAAAGTAGATATTTCTTATCTTTAATAGGATGTACCTAGGATTGGCGTATCCCAGGTACATCCTCTCTTCCTCCTGCCACAACCTCACTCGTACTTCTCCTACCAAAATGGGCTATATATTAACATTTTATAAGATATCGCGTAGAAAAGAAGGGGGGGGGGCAAGAGCCCAGAGGGAAACTCCAAAAAATATTTTGGTCTTTGGCATCTGGGATTTTTTTTGAGGCTCACAGATTCGTCACCACACTATGTATCTTATCGAGTTGGTCCTTGTACCGCCTGCCCCCATCATCCCCACCGGCACTTGCCTTCACCTTATCCTGATGGTCCAAAAACTGCGACCCCACCCGGGTATCTTCGTCCGCCTCCGCCTCCAGGTGTGTATGATAGAGCTACGAAATTAATATATAATGAGTAATTAACAAACGATGCCCGATTTCGGAATGAAAAATAAAAAATGGCGGGAACATGTCGCAATTGCATCCCCGGGATCAGTCATGAAGCCCTTACTGAAGAAAGCTGGGCACACTTCGACAAGTGTTACGCGGCTAATGGAACCAGTGCTCAAAAAAGTTGGGTACCGAGCCACGCCCGATCCGTTTCGGCACTTGCCCACGTATACTAGCAAACGGAAGACTAGCCTGACAGAGAAGCAACCAAAGACTAAGCGTGGAATGGGTAAGGCGAGAGAAGCCAAGGCCTTTGCAGAGTTTCAGAGAGGAATGCGCGAACTGGGTTTAGCGGTTGGTCATCCTGTGGAGGTAAGAGGTGTTCGTCAGTCACCAAGAAGTAAAGAGTATAAGAAAAGGGGTGTTGCATACAAACGGCCATCTGCACGGCAATATTTTGACCATGGATTCAATTTGGGGACAAGCCGTAATATTCCACAAGCAAATGGACGCGTGGTAAGAAAATTTTTACGTCTTCGGAAAACTGGTACTCCATATTGGGCTATGAAATAATCAAAACAATGATATTTTTCAATTTACTGGGGTTCCCCGACACCCAAATGCTCGCGCATAGCGTGATCCGGCATTTTGCCGGATACAACCTCATAGATTGGTCACCACACTATGGATCTTATCCAACTGATCCTTATACCGCCTGCCCCCATCCTCCCCGCCAGCACTTGCCTTCACCTTCTCCTGGTGGTCCAGAAACTGCGACCCCACGCGAGTCTCCTCATCCGCCTCCGCCTCCAGGTGGCCCGAGTTGTCATCGTACAGCTGCTCCAACACCTCGCCTTTAGCCTTGTTTTCCCACTCCTTCTCCTCGCCTTCACCCGCTACCACCACCTGGTAGATGGCCCGCTTCTGGTTTGGGATCCTTAAGTTATGGTTCACACCTCCAGGCGACCGACGGTGCTTCAGCTTTATGAACTGGGGCACTGCATTAGCCGGGTCCGCTAGTAACGCCTGGATCTGTTGGGGACTTATGTGCTCGATGGACTCCTTCCCAAACACGTTAATGTGCTGCTCCACCACGTAACGGTTGTTGGTGGTGTTATTCACAGTCCTTGGTCTCTTAATCAACTGCTCGATTTGACGGTCCTTTGCTGCTAATTGCTTTTCTAGAGATGCTATACGCTCTTTGTCACTTGTTATCACTGATTTACAGTGTTTCATATGTTGAGACCAGTTATTCATACCCATGGTAGTAAACCCACACGGACACGTGCGAGGTTCTTTGTACTGAGGTGCAGGCATTCTTCTATTGAAATGATATTTTTTGTCTTTAATATGATTCATATATGAATCATATATGAATCATATATGAATCATATATGATTCATATTACCTCTGTAACAACTCACACTCATACTTCTCCTACCAAAATGGGTTATAATATAACATTTTATAAGATATCGCGTAGAAAAGAAGGGGGGGGGGGGCAAGGGAAATTTGAAACTTCAAAAAAGTATTTTATTTAGTATCAGCATACAAGACAATGAAACCTAAATACATGTACGTGAATGATAATAAATTTATTGGAAAACTGGCGAACAAGATGAACACCGAGAATGGCTTATTTCATGGCGGCCTAGCCATTGTTGCGATGGTCGATAATAATCCTGTTGGAATATTGTCTCTGTCTAACAATGCAAGCGAGATCTTCTCTTTGGAGGTATTACCAGGTTACAGGAGGCGTGGTATTGCAACTAAACTTTTATCGCACGCTAAGAAGAGAGCAAAAATCAAGGGGCGACAAACGCTACGCGTTACAAGCATGAACCAGCGTTCAAATAACTTATATTCCAAATTCGGGAACAAGCGAAATTCTTCTGTATTCAACATCATTCTTTAACCAATCAAATCCTTAGCGGGATTCAATTGGTCCACATACATTAATAGGATTATCAACCCCTAGTACCCAAATGCTCGCGCAAGCGTGATCCGGCATTTTGCCGGATACAACCTCATAGATTGGTCACCACACTATGGATCTTATCCAGCTGATCCTTATACCGCCTGCCCCCATCATCCCCACCGGCACTTGCCTTCACCTTATCCTGATGGTCCAAAAACTGCGACCCCACCCGGGTCTCCTCATCCGCCTCCGCCTCCAGGTGGCCCGAGTTGTCATCATACAGCTGCTCCAACACCTCGCCTTTAGCCTTATTTTCCCACTCCTTCTCCTCGCCTTCACCCGCTACCACCACCTGGTAGATGGCCCGCTTCTGGTTTGGGATCCTTAAGTTATGGTTCACACCTCCAGGCGACCGACGGTGCTTCAGCTTTATGAACTGGGGCACTGCATTAGCCGGGTCCGCTAGTAACGCCTGGATCTGCTCGGGGCTTATGTGCTCGATCGACTCCTTCCCAAACACATTGATGTGCTGCTCCACCACGTAACGGTTGTTGGTGGTGTTATTAGTGTTGTTCACAGTCCGTGGTCTCTTAATCAACTGCTCGATTTGTCTGTCCTTTGCTGCTAGTTGTTGCTTCATTTGTTCAATCAATTCATCCTTATCACACTTCACCAACTTACAACTCTTCTTATGTCGCGACCATAGATCCATCTTCATTGTGCTATAACCACATTCGCATACACGTGCCTCTTTGTACTCCTTAGCTGGCATAATATACTATGGTTATAACATTTCTTGTCTTTAATATCTTGGCCTAACCTTGGTCGAGGGTAGACCAAGCCCAGGTCACTCCTGCCACAGTCTCACTCGTACTTCTCCTACCAAAATGGGCTATATATTAACATTTTATAAGATTTCGCGTAGAAAAGAAGGGGGGGGGGGGGCAAGGGAAAATTTAAAACTTCAAAAAATATTTTTGGTCTTTGGCATCTGGGAAAATTTTTTGAGGTTCCAAAAAGTCCGACCAACTTTTGTAAAAACCCCGCCCAGAGGGCGCCACCACCCCACCTGGTACGGGTGAGCGTTCCCCCACCTGGTCACACCTATCTTTTATACGATTTTAATAGCGGTTAAAATGGGTTTATCATGGGTTTGGTTTATCATGGGTTTATCCAAACCCATGATAAACCCTCTCAGCGCGACGCTCCCATGCTGAACACACCCCTCACCAGCGCCCACACTCACAAACTCGTGGTTCTTTGTATATGGACGCTCCGCCCACGGAGCCACGCGACCGACCACACCTCGTTCACTGTGTTGACCCTCTGGTAGACTCATCGACCTCCGCCTCTTTGGAGTGAAAATACGGGTCGCCATTCGCGTAGAAATAGCCGAAGTAGTCCCTTTGGGAAGAGCACCAGAAGGGGTACATGCTCGGAGGCCTTCCTGGTGGCCGTATGAACCCGTGGCCGTTCCTCTTTAATTTGAGTAAATGGACGCCCCGGTACTTCTTGTCAAGTTGCACTGAGCGAGGCTGCGGCTGCGACTGCGAGCGAGGCTGCGGCTGCGACTTCGAGTGAGGCTGCGGCTGTGGCTGTGCATTGAAGTTGAAGTAAGCGTCGACTCCAGAACCTATTCTGAGTGACGCGAATTCAACATTCATGAGTGAGGTTCCCGGAAACAAGATCATCCTGCCCGATCCCTGCATATAGCTGTTATTGAACTTGAACGTCCCGACCGACACACCATCAGGAAGGACGTGGAAGTGGTCAACGATGTCTGTCATCAGCACCATTCTGGCGCCGGGCACACAGATGCAAATGCCGATTTCGGAGTGGGTCGTCAGCACGATCTTTCCGCCCCGGAGCTGTATCTCGGTCTGGTCCTCCACGAGGCTTTCGGGGGTGATCCCAGTAGGCTCACCGTCCGGTGGGTAGTACCAGATTATATTCTGCGATGTACAAAGCGTCGACGTCAACTAGGGATTGGAAGTGGAGAGGAAGCGTACGATATGGATCTCTTCGAGTGCGCAAGCGCTCACCTCAACAACTTGATCCCCGAATCTGACCGGGGCGTTCGAGGCAGGTGCGGAGGCAGGTGCGGAGCTAGGTGCGGAGCTAGGTGCGGAGGACGACATCTGGCTGCTGAAGATGCCGGCCCCCGGGTTATTTTTGATTACAACAACAACAACATTATACCCGGGTTATTTTGATTACAACAACAATATTTTTGATTACAACAACAATATGCCCGGTAAATCGTATGTAGGCATATTATATTCATTGTTTTGAGATGTCTCAAAGTGCCCGAAGTCAGCATCCCGACAGCACTGGACCCTCCACATGGCGACAGTCGTCCTCGACAGCCCAGGTGCATTCATGGATGCCATCAGAGTCGTCATACCCTCGATCATGTTGAATGCCTTCCGGGCGCACTCGGACAAAGACCGAGAGCAGTTCACCCGTGGTGCCTTCAATACATTCAACGAGCTTGGCGGTGCAAGAATCCTCAAGCAACTCGTCGATATCAAACGCGATACGAGGCACGAGCTGCATGGTGACGAGGAGTGTGCGGACATCCTCGCACAAGATTGGCTTCTGTTCATTACGCAGATCATGAACTTCGGACGCGCCTGCCCCCACAACACATTGATCACCGATGTGGAGCAGAAGGAGCATGACGACGGCGGAGTCCAATTCCTTGATTCGACCGACTTCCATATCTTCCATGAGGTCATGGGTGTCCGAAACTACCCGAAGGACTCCGATCCATTCCTTTCCATTGCCATGGACATACGCCATGATTTCGTCAACCTCGTCCTCAAGCATTTCGTCATGGCAACGTGCCCCTATACTTCTTCCCTTAGAGAGCTGGTCGAAGACAGACACAGGCTCCACTGCGAGAACCTCCAACTCAAGCACGCCCTGGCCGAGTATGAGAGATCGACTGTGTAGCCGGTCTGGGTCCGCGTCCGGATGGCGTCCGGCATTTTGCCGGACGGATGGTACGGACTAGTAACGTAGTCTACTGTGTGGTCCGCGTCCAGATGGCGTCTGGCATTTGCCGGGCGGATGGTGGTTACGGACTAGTTTACCATTTACATACAGATATGCTCGGACCATACATAAAGACACCTTACACATGGACACATGTGTAAGACGTCCATCTGGATGGTCTTACCGTATGATCACTAACAGGAATTACACCTGAATAGTGCATCATATCCCACGAGTGTACCCTGGGATCTCCTCTCCCGCCCGACATTCAGCAAGCAAAATTAGCACTCATCTTGCTCACGGGCGCGCTTCTTGGATGGCTCTGTCGTTTCTTTTTCCACGTAGCTCATGAGGCCTGTCTCCATGTCATCCATTAGCTTCTCCAAATCCTCCTTGGTGGGGGGAAGAGAATCGGGCGGCGGCTCCTCAGATCGAGGAGGTAGCTGCAGCATCTGTCTGAGATCATCAAAAATAGCGTGGATCTCCTTGGTGGATGTGGGCATGATTGCGAGTTGTAAGCTGATCACGTTATGGTATGGCGAGCGACCACAGGGGAAAAGAAACAAAAGCCAAGGCCCTACGGGTGGTCGTCCATCTGGATGGACGTAAGACGTCCATCTGGATGGTCTTACCGTATGTGTCCGTCTTGTCGGTAAGACTAGTATCATCCTTTGAGTTGGTCTTCCCCGCCCAGAGGGCGTTACTATTACCCCACCCGAATGCTCCTGGCAAGTACCTATAAAAAATACTTAATATTTACTTACTTTAACCAAATATATTTAATAGGATGTTCCCATCCTGTTCCCATCCCAGTCCCAGAAGCTACTCGAGTCCCACACAATCCCCGCACTCGCTACGCCTCACCTGCCCTCAAGGACTCATCAGGTGGTCCGGGGCAAGCGGGGGCAAGCGCTCACGTGCCGTCGGCTGCGCCTCACTTGTCATAGTCCTCAAGGACTGAGTGCGCGCTCGGCCCTCGTTCCACTCACTCGCGGTCCGAGCCGTCATCATCATCATCATCATCATCATCCTCCGAGCCAGAGCCGGTACCCTCGGGGTGGAAGAGCTCCTCCTCCTCGTCCTCATCAGACCCAACGAGATCATCCTCGACATCCTCCAGCGCGACGGCGGAGTGCTTCGACTTGCCGGACTTGGACGAGGAAGCCGGGGACGGGCGCGCACGCTTCGAGCCCACTTGGCTCGGGGACCCGTGCTCAGAGCCAGAGCGCAGGCCCGAACGCGGAGAGCCGCCCTTAGCGACCTTAGCCAGGCCCTTGGCCTTCTTGCCCTTGCCACCGCGACGGCCCTTGCCGCCCTTGCCCTTGCCACTCGGCTCGTACTCAGGGTCCAGATCCTCCTCAGCCATGAGGCGCTTCTTGCCGCCCTTGCCGCGACCGCGACCGTGACCGGCATCCGCCTCGTCCTCCTCGCCACCCTCCACCTCATCAGCAGGCGGCTCATCAAGAAGGAGACCCGACGGCGTAGCCACGCCATCCTCGTACGCCATGCGAACCTTCACGCGCGACAGCAGCTCCGAGAACTCCGAGCCCTTGCGCTTCGCGTACAGGTTCTGAAGCCGGGTGGCCACCCAGCACAGCTCCGCGGGGAACTGCCTCAGCATAGACTTCTTCTGGAACTCCTGCGCTGTGATCAGGTTGCTCAGGTCGCTCGCGAACTTGATCATCTTACCGAGCATACCCGTCACCACCCCGCGGTCAGCACCCCACGGCAGATCAAACAGGGCGTTCACGCCATGCTCAAGACCCAGCAGGTCCGGCTTCAGGATGTCCTTAGGGGCACCAGCCTGCGGCATGCTCGAAAGCAGGTGCACAGCCTCGCCGTCGTTGAACTTCTTCGACTTCGCCACCAGCACGAACATAGCGCGAGACGTGCTCTTCGGGATGAAGCTCTTCGCAAGCATCACACTCACCTCCACGCCATCACACATCAGCACCTTCAGCAAGTCCGCCTTGCCCTCAGAAAGAAGCTCAAGCTCGTTCGTTGCCCCCTCCCGCACCAAGAAGTCCACCGGAAGCTTCATCACCTGGTCCGTGATGTGCTTGCTCGAGATCACGCGCGCCTCCTTATCAGAACCGATCGACATCATCAGCTCCTTCACGGCCTTCACAGCCTGCTTCTTCTTCTTCTTCTCCGCCACCGCAACCTCCTCGTCGGCCACAGCCATCTTGGGGATCATCGCCACTTGGGGGCCGATCATCAAGCCAGACACGATCGAGGGGTAGATGCCCGTGGTCTTGCTCGGAACAACCACGATAGAACCCGCCTTGCCCGTCACCACCTCCGACTCGGTAGTCATCCCCAGGTACATCAGATCAGCGATGGAAAGCTTCCCCTCACCGTTCTTCATCAACGAGTAGCAGGTGCCGCCCATCTGCAGGTCATTGATCTCGACCACCTTGCCCGGGGCGGGGAAGTTCATCTTGCGCATGATCAGACCAAGCTCAGAGTCGTAGCACGGCACGCGCGAACCCTCCTGCAATCACACAACACACATCGATCGACGTCAGCAAAACCATCGCAACGCGCCGCAACACCACAAACGCACGCGCGCGCGCACCTGAAGCTCCTGACGAAGGTACAGCCTCTCAGAGAACGCATCCTTCGGCCCGTTCGGCATCTCCACGGTCTCCACGTCCATCTTCTTCTACCTCTCGACTGCGACCGACAAAGGATATCTGCGGGGCGCGCGTGTTCTTCCAGACACGGACCGCTTTGACCACAAGGGACCGCATGCGGACCAACGCACCCTCCCGTAACCAACTCCCGAGCACCTTACCCGAGCACCTTACCCGAGCACCTTACCCGAGCACCTTACCCGAGCACCTTACAGACCGCATGCGGTCCCACGTGGTCACTACCCGACCGCGTACCACAACCACCTCGCAACTCGACCGCTCTCTCTCGCACGATCGACATGCTCAAAGCGCACATCCTCAGCACGGCACAGAAGATCACGTCTGCGCTACAGACCATGGTCACGGACCCCACACCAGGCACTTGCCAGGACTTCGTCAACAACTGCGCTACCGCCATCGCAAACCACCTTGATGCCACCGGCGCACAGCTCCTCGTCGACAACCACACTGACCCTGCCATCTTCCAGAACCCCGGAGACAAGAAGAAGCTCAATGACCACATCACACCCGCCTTCTGGCACATGAACTCAGTCGGACAGCCTGCCGCTCTCGTCCGCTCCATCCTCACCATCGGCCCCACCGCAGACTACCTCCCCTCCGGCGTCAACAGGGACAAGCAGGGCCTCCTCTGCCAGCCAAACTCATGGAACGACAACAAAACGCCTATCGAGTTCCTCGCACAATTCCACCTCAAGGAAGTCATCAAGCAGGGCGGTCACGTCACCTCAGATGCCCTCTTCAAGTCCTACATCGACCTCTTCACTAACACCGGCACCTTCTACAATGAGGACATCGACCGCAAGCCAATCACTTTCGTCAAGGGCATTGAGAACACCACCACCACCACCGGAAACCGACTCGATATCGTCAACACACTCCGTCTCGCATACCTCATCGGCCTCGTCGTCTACTTCGCAAACCCCGCAGAATTCAAACACTACCACCCCATCTACGTCATCACACGCATCTTCCTCGCGCAAAAGAACTTCTTCCTCATCGACCACGTCTCCGAATTCGGACCCGTACAGCAGCACAACTACCTTCTCTCTCTCGGAATCAAGGTCTACGAGACCATCCGCAAATCATTCGACCCCATCCTCCTCCTCAACAACCGCGCTCTCTACTCCGCCGCACCACTCATGCTCACACACCGCGACGACCACCCAGAGCCCTCCGAGCATACCGACCGATTCTTCCTCTTCGGCAGCCCCTCCACGGAGGGAGCCTCCGAACTCAACTGCTCCGCACAGCCTCTCGATGCATCCACCCTCGAATTCTACAACAACGCACTCAACCAAGAGGACATCGACTCATACCTTGTCAAGGACATCATCAACCTCATCACCATGGTCTGCCCCCAAGAAGTCCTCCCCAGCCACTCCGCACGCAACTTCGGAATCAAGTCCAAGCCAGACATGATCGCACTCCTCCGCGACCACATCGCTACCTTCCACGCCAACAACGCCATCCAGGCGTACATCGACGGCATGCCCACCGAATAAGCCACCTACCGAGCGACCACGGCTACGGCTACGCGACCACGGGCGCCACGCGCCACGGGCCTAAACACGGCAGGGGGAACGGGAGGCCACCGCGGTGGCGAGGGGACGGCGCGCCGCACGGACCGGACCATAGCGCACCAAAACACTTAAAAACAATTAATCACCATTCCTGAACATACCACTTATGTTGCTAGCTGCTTTAGCCGCACATAGCCCTCTAGAAAAAGTGCCCCCTCGTGTACAAATCCACAACCAGAATAACGCCATCACAGTCATGATTAATCCAAATACAACAAAGAACCACCCTGCAATTTTCCACGCGTTCGGATCATTATGAGTAATACTTCCATTAGCATCTATACGATACAAATTAATTCTCTGATTCACATTGTACTGAACGCCAATATTACTAAAATTATACTCATTTTCATCTTCTGATTCACTTGACTTGTATGTTGCAACAACATCACATTTCCACTGGATTTGTTTTTGACCTTTTCCTGTTGTTAATTCTTCCGATCTACACCCATTATTCCCCTCCCATGTCACTGAGCTTACTTTAGCATCCACAACAGTAACTGGAACGTCATCATACGATCTTATGTAAATACCTACGGAAATACATATTAGACCCAAAATAAATGCAATCATTTGTTGTCCTATTTGAATGAAAGACAATCCAGTGACTGTTCCAGAGAATACTTTACTAACTATTCCAGGATTTGAATTGTTTTCTTTTTTCATTATTGTTATTTTACATTTAAAAAATTATAAACATTTATGAATAATATGAATACAGATAAACAACCATTATTGGAAAACAAATGTGAAATTTGTAACAAAAAAATTGGATTTTTGTGTACAGTGTGCAAGTGTGGAAGAAGATTGTGTAAAAATCATGTATTTCCTTCAAATCACGCCTGTGATTTCGATTACAAGTCGGAAGGAAAATTACTACTCAAAAAAACATTGATACCTGTACATCCTACAAAAATAGATAAATTATAACCAATTACTCAACTAGATCCCAATTCAAAAGATAAGCTATCATACACCAGGACAACAGAGGAATAAGTGCCACAGTACCTAATTTTTTGTCATGTAAACACATTATTCCGACTGTGATGCCTATTATCAATGGAAGAATATATAATGCAAGTCTAGAATTGTTAAAACATTCAGGAGAAAATACTATCGGCCACAAAGTCAACAATAAAATCTGTAAACCAAACAATTTCATGACCAATTTGTCCTTCGTCTCTTTCAAAGAATACCCTATCAATAAATACAATATAGGCCATACTATACCAAAAACATATGGCGGTGGTCTTTGCGGAACAGAAACACCTGAATCTTTACCCACTGAACATACCATAGAAGCACCAAAACCTAACAAACCAGGTAAAAATAACTTAACATCCATCTTATATTGAACTCACATTTTTTGCGAAAAAAATGTAAACAGGATTACAAAAAAATAGTACTAGATTTGTATTAGACCACGTCATACCATTATTAAAAGGAGGAACAGACAATGAATCCAACATGCAAGCACTTTGTCCTGCATGCCATAGGAAGAAGACGGAAAATGACCTGTTTACCGAGTGAATTTTAAGAATTCGCCAATTTTTGCCGATTTTTCACGATTTTTGACAATTTCTTTCCAGAAGTAATCAGGTGGATGACGTCTCACAGGTACCAGGTGGGTTTGAAGGTACAAATTTCGAAAAACTTTTTCAAAAATATTGATCAACTTTTTCAACCCAAAAAAAAATTTCCCCCAAAAAATTTTTGAGTTGAAAATTTTTTTCAAAAATTTGGGTCTCCCCCCCCCCCCTTGCATTTTGCTTTTTTGGAATATTTTTGGTCAATATTTAAGAAATTTAGAAGGAGATTAACGAGTAAAACTCTGGCAGGAGAAAAAAACCCGAATGCGGGTCCGAATGCGGGCCCGCATTCGGGTTTAAAGACAAAAATGTGATGTTGATATAAGAAAGAATGTCGAGGAAAGACACGTACAAAGAACCACGTGTATGTGATTGTGGATATGTTACTTCCTTTTCTAGCGCCTGGTCTGCACATAAGAAGAGATGTAAGCTGGTGACGACTGGCGACCAGCAGTTGATAAGTACTCTTCAACAACAACTACAAGATACGAAAGCACAATTAGCAGCAAAGGATCAACAGATGGCGGCAAAGGATCAACAGATGCGTGAACAATTAGCAGCGAAAGATAGACAGATAGAACAGCTCATAAAGAAGCCTAGGACTGTGAATAATACGACTAATAATCGTTATATAGTTCAGCAAAATGTGAATGTATTCGGAAAAGAGTCTATTGACCATATTAGTCAGGATCAAATTAGAGCTCTTCTAGCAGATCCAGTAAATGCAGTCCCTCAGTTTATAAAATTGAAACACAGAAGAGCTCCTGATGGCGTGAATAACAACATAAGGGTTCCAAATCAGAAGAGAGCTATCTATCAGGTGGTTGTTCCAGGGGAGGAGGGTGAAAAGGAATGGGAAAACAAAGCAAAAGGTGAAGTTCTAGAACAGCTTTATGATGATAATTCCGGGCAATTAGAAGCCGAGGCTGATGAAGAAACTACTATAGGTGTCAATTTTCTCGATCATCAGGATCGCGTGAAAGCTTCCGCGGCCGTGGATGCAACTGACGGAGGTCGATTGTACAAGGAACAGCTAGACAAAATCCACAACGTAGTTTCAGTTTAAAATAAGTTGACTAAGAAAAAGGTTTGAATCTTGGCGTGCAACAGTTGAATCTTTCTAGGGTTTTTTTCAAATGGTTTGATGTTTCTGAAGAACTTGAAGTAGACCATAGTTTGACTATGGAATGAGTTTGAGTAACTGGAACTATACATAAACCCTTCACTTCCAAATCATTAAACAATGATTCTCCAAATAACACCATGCATGTCTCAATCATAGAGTCAAACCAATGTGTTCCTTTTATTATTGTTGACCAGCATCCGCCTTTTGACCATAATTTCTTGTCCAGTTCCCACAAAGGAACAATATCATTCTCCATGAAAAATATATTTGTGTATCCGGTCAAAGATTCTGGTATATTGTTCAGAACTTGCCACATGTCTTTTATTGTTCTTATTTTGTAAATGTTCTTGAAGTTTTCTTGTTTCCAATCGCTACTGTTTGATTTCACGTAAAAAGTCCATTCTCTTTCAAAAGAGAGACTTTCGGCCAGGGCTGTCATATCCTGATTGTCATCAAGTTCATTCATTGGAAATTGGCTTACATTAGATAGATCTTTTTAAATCATTGAACGTCACATAGGTTTCCCTTGTGGTCAGACTGCAGGGGTGTGTACATCCACAACTCAACAAGAGAGCTCAACAATGGATCTGTTCGAACAAATCGATACGGCTCTTTCTGCCCCCTGGGCCACGGAGGAGGAGGATCTCGTCTACCGTATGAATACCGTCAAGGTTAGGGCCAAAGGGAAGACCAAAGGGGCATCGGTGGGGAAGGTGATTGAGAAGAAACCTCCTTCGGTTGGGCTCGCCCACCGATTGTATAAGACGGGCGAACTCCTCCTCGAGAAACGTATCGAACACGCACATCGAAATGGAAAGATGAGTTTCAAGAAGAAGGTCATGCTGTTGAATGCATGCAAGCAGTCAGAGCGAAACGATGCTTCCAAGCTCGATCACCTGGCGGACGCCTTGTGTGTTAAGAACGACAATCCAATCGAAGGCGCATTCACTGTGGAGCAAGAGTTCAAGAAGATGAATGTGGGATGGGATGTCATTTCCTGGTTGGAGTTCTAAATCCGGCATTTTGCCGGGTATTTACTTTCTACGAGGAGATCTTGAAGGACGGAGCTGGTCGTGGTGTTCTTTTGCTGGGCCCCGTAGATTTGAAGAAGCATGTTTCTCAACGAGGGTGAGAGCGTGGCGCGGGGTGGTGAGCGTGTGGGGCTAGATGGTGTGGTGCGAGGTGGTGAGCGCGTGGCGCGAGGTGGTATTGAATTTTTGCTAGGGTAATTCTACGTACCAATTACCATGCGTTTGCATCGTGAGCAAATGATTTGGGACACAATAGTTAAAGTGCGTGAAAATTATGGCGCACCACTGGGACTTCACTCCGGTGGCGAGCAACTCCGCGAACTAGATTCTACTATTCTAGAAAATCACATAGCTATACAGAGTATAATAATATCTAATATAGCAAAAGCAGCACCCAGACAAGATTTGTACAACGTACTAACAAAATACGATGAACACGTAACAATATACAAAGCATTACGTAATAGCGGAAGGACTTCATGTTACCCGAGTCAATTAGGATGTCCATATCCCCAGAACTTGTACAGAATGTTAGTAATTCGTGTTCGTGAGTTAGAACAAGAACGCGATAAACTATTATGTGTATTTCCTTGTTGTAATTTCAGGGGTTGTTACATACCTGAAGCAATGGTCAACGAACCACAACCTCAGTTTGTAGTAGAGACTCCACAACACGATATACCCCGATTGGGAATGACATCTCACCAAGGACACCAAGAACAAGAAATGCCACAGTTGACCCTGGCTTGCCCTTCACCACTATCAGTCAGACCCGATGAAGCTGAAGCCGTGTAAATCATCTGTATTGTCATCAAACTTCACAGATTTGACTTCTTCTGTTACAATTTGTAATTCTGTTTGTATCTCCTCCTTTGGCGGTTCCTTTGGCGGTTCCTTTGGCGGTTCCTTTGGCGGTTCCTTTGGTGGTTCCTTTGGTGGTTCCTTTGGTGGTTCCTTTGGTGGTTCCTTTGGTGGTTCCTTTGGTGGTTCCTTTGGTGGTTCCTTTGGTGGTTCCTTTGGTGGTTCCTTTGGTGGTTCCTTTGGTGGTTCCTTTGGTGGTTCCTTTGGTGGTTCCTTTGGTGGTTCCTTTGGCGGTTCCTTTGGTGGTTCCTTTGGCGGTTCCTTTGGCGGTTCCTTTGGTGTCTCCTTTGGTGGTTCCTTTGGTGTCTCATTTGGTGGTTCCTTTGGTGTCTCCTTCAATGCTTCTTTTGGTGGTTCTTTTGGGGATTCCTTTGGTGTCGTCTCCTTCAATGCTTCTTTTGGTGGTTCCTTTGATGTTTCCTTTGGTGGCTCCTTGGATAACTTTTTAGTAACGTCCTTAGATTTACATTTATGTTCTACATCATCTGCTTTGAAAAAATAGACATCATTCATATACTTTGATTTTTCAACATCAGTCAATTGTGAAAATTTTTTTGCAGCAAGTTTTGAAATATGCGTGACATTTCCTGTATGATTGTGTTCATTATAATATTCATCAGAAATATTTTTGAAGTTTTCTGTGTAGTAAGCCATAAAGCCAGAAGGGGCTGCACGTGTATGTCTTCTTCTAGGGGGGGAGGTACTTCTCATTATATAAGTTGCGGTCATTTAAAAAAAAAAACTACAAACGCAAAAAAAATATTTAGTTAAATCATTAAGAATGATGAGTGCCAGAAATGCGAGAGCGAGCAGACGCTCGCGAATTATGACTGGAGACAATCCCATGTACCCCCCAGCAATCGAGTTAGTTTACCCCAAGGCACCTCGTGCTAGAAGGGGTACTGTTGCCGCTAAGAAGGCGAAGCTAGCGGCGTTCAAACAGGCCATGGCCACTCAAAAGAGAACAGGAAGATCCATGAGAAGTTTCAGGCCACTTAGTGCATCGACTGAAGCATACGTTACTCGGAAAAGGGATGCGGCTCGTAAGAGGTACGCCGGACGTACGGACGTGATTGGCAAGCAGATGGCAAGAGCGGCTGCGAGAGAAGCGAAATTTGCGGAAGCCTCGGCCAAGAGGGCCGCAAGAGCACTCAAGCGTAGACGTGCCGCGGCGCGTGGGCCTATCGATGTTATGACCATGAGCCCTGGAACTATCGCGGCGATTATGGGAAGACGCCAGAAGGCGGGTGTGGCCGCGCTGGCGCGCAGAATGAGAGACCCAGCTTTTGCTGCAAGATACAAGCAGAAGATGCTCGGCCGAAAGTATCGCCAGGGGGGTCGCCTCCTCGGAGCAACTTACAAGGCCCCAGTCGAGAAGCGCAAGACCACTCGTGTGCAGCGTAAGCAGGGTGGTATCGGTTTGAGGAAGGGGGACATGGCTGGTCTTCTAGGTATGGACACCAGTCTCATGCGCATGGGTGACTATGGCAGCAGGGCTTCCCTCATGGATTACGCTGATCTGATGCGACGTAAGGCTCGCGAGGCTTACGTTAGAAGAAAGCGCCGTATGGATCTAGACTCGTTCGTCCGCACACCAGCGACCGCCTCACGGAAGAAAGCCAAGCGTGCAGCTGCTTACAGACGTAGAAAGGCAGCTGCGCAGCAGGCCTTGAACTCTGCCTCGAGCTCTGGCTCGAATTCCAATGGTTCGACAAATATGCAGCCTGTGCAGCCCAGGCGTGTCACCAGGGCTTCCGCCATGGCTCAGCAACGGGTAGCAAGCGCACGTGCCGCGGCCGCCAAAAGCCGGGCACGGGCCTCTGTCCCCGCAAGCAACCGTCGCACCCGGTCCATGGCCCCACTTCGCAGATCCACACGTCTGGCAGGGCTCTAAATTGAAGTATTAAAGATTTAAATATATGCATATGAAAACATGTCAACACGCTCTTCACTGGAACAACTACTCGAAAATGAACAAGCGGAGTTCATACTCAATCCCCAAAATCGTCATCTTGCCTTCAAGGTGACTGACGATGACCTGTGGGATCTTTACGAACGTCAGTTTGAGTGTTTTTGGCAACCCAAAGAAATAGAACCAGCTAAGGATAGGGGATGGGATTCTCTCAATGATAATGAGAGAAAACTCATCAGTATGGTCCTTGCTTTTTTTGCAACTGCCGATTCGATTGTATATGACAATATTGACATGAATTTTTCATCAGAAGTTCAGATAACAGAGGCTAAATTTTTTTATGGGATGCAAGGATTTATGGAAAACATACATTCTCAAGTTTACATGTCACTTTTGACTACATATGTTAAGGAAGAATCTGAACAAAACAAGCTCATAAATGCTATAAATGAAGTAGATACCATAAAGAAAAAAGCACAGTGGGCCAACAGGTATTTTTCAAAAAACATTCCATTCGCAATGAGACTTATTGCTTTCAGTATTGTTGAGGGTATTTACTTCAGTTCTGCATTTGCTAGTATTTTTTGGATAAAAAAATACAAAAAGGGAATTCTAGATGCATTGACTCTATCTAATTCTTTCATTGCAAGAGACGAAGGTCTGCATACAGAATTTGCTGTGGCTTTGTTCAAGAAATTGAGTAGAACACCATTTGAAAGTGATGTTCATGAATGCTTCAAAGAAGCAGTGGATCTTGAACTAGGGTTTGTGAATGATATTTTAGATGTTTCTGTAATAGGCATGGATAGCAATAGTCTTTGTCAATACGTCAAATTTGTTGCAGATAGACTACTGGTTCAACTTGGGTACAAACCACTGTACAACATCAAAGACAATCCTTTACAATTCATGGAGACTCAAAGTATGCGTGTTTCTACAAACTTTTTTGAAGCAAAAGTGCATGAATATTCTCTTGCCGCCTCTGGGGACTATAGTGAAGATACTGAATTTTGATTACTTTCTTAACAAATAAATAAAAAGAAAAAATAGAAAAGAAACTATTAATAGCAAAAATTTCTTTTCACAAACTGCTTCACGGGCACAGGTTTGACCATGGGCTTTACAAGTGTCAGAATTTGTGACTTCTTAGGATTGAAGCTACCTACACCTGAACAATCATTGTGATGACAACATGCTCCACACCGCGGCTGGGCCATGCTCGGGGCCATACCTTCACTCATGACGAAGGCCATACAATTATTCATGCACTGGCGTGACATACTATAATGTTATGACAATTAAATTAACAAAGTTTATCTCTAAATTCTTGTTGTTTGGATTGTCCCTTCTTCTTCGGTCGTGGAGCGGGGGGAGGTGCAGTCGGCATTTCATCGTCATTATCTGATTCGTCTTCCATGTTTCCCATGTTTCCCATACTTCCCATAAGAGGACCCATGTTTTTGAATAAATCATTCAATGCTCCTCCATTTTGCATTGCACCCATCATTGTGTTTGTCATTGTTTCTATTTTTGTGAGCATTTCTGGGGGTACCATTTGTAATGTTGTTAAAAGCATGTTTGTCATGCCTAGCGCTTGCCATACTGCTTCTTGTTCTGTATTCGGAACCTTGCTTACGATGTCTTTCAAAGGGAAATCGGGGAAATGCTTTGCAATTTCGTCAACATTTTTTACTGGTATGTGTTGAGCAATCGGAAGTAAAGTTTGTCTAACAAGATTCGAAAACTCAGGTCCGGGTTGTGAACGTTCAATTCTTTCCATCAATTGTTTCATTTCTGGTACATCCATATTGTGTCTACCCACCCTTCTAGACATTTCAACAACAGAATCTCTAATAGCATTGTGTGATGTCATTTGTGATTAATGAGTAAATTTTATCTTTAATATTTTACGACAAAAAATAAATTAGAAACGAAGGACTAACTAACAAAGTAATCTAATTATTGACTTGATCTGAAGTCTGAAAACATTTGTGTTGTGTACAATCAATGGAATAGTCATCAGATTTATCAAAGGATAACCTCCAAATATTCTGTAGTAATTGTAAAAGAAAAATCCATATGTATAGACCCTGGTAAAAAAGTACCACAGTGCTCTCAAAAAATACAAACTTATCGGTGTTTTCAAAGACTTCATTCTTAAAATATCAATAAAAGTTATTGGTATCAATGCTGTCTCTTGAACCCATATGAAAAATCCCAGTGTTTCTACATTATCCATGAAGTATCTGTAAACAAGATACACTTGAAAGCATCCAAATAGGTGATGAATAAAATATGATTTATTTTTGATGAACACTCTGAAATTGAATAAAACATCCAAAAAGAAATACACAAAACAAGATATAGGAACCATTTTTGAGTTACCAGTCATCACCATAGGTGTCAGAACGACACATGTATGCATCAAGTCGTTAAATGATTGTATGTTTGCAAATCCCCTTGTGCACTCGAAGGGATTTATTCTGAATATCATTCTAACGATATATGGGTTGAAGATAAAAAGGAATGAATAACCTTCAATGAGTGAAATCATTTTACGATTTATTTTTCTTACTTCTTTTAAATATGTTCATTGTAATTTGCGTTTTTTTTCACGTTTTGCTTGTTTGACAAGGTTTTCAAGCTCATCTTGAGAAGAAATCATGCCATCCGGAAGCTGGCTTATGGCTGTAGGGTAGCGTTTATGTTTTTCTACGTAGTCAATGATACACTGTATTGCATCGAATCCGTCATTGGAATCTGTTTCATCCATTGTAGGGCATAGACACGGATAATCTGTTCTAAGACCCTCAATCCCCGAAATCATTTCGTTTTTCATTTTTTCCATGGCTTCAAGACACCTAAAGTTTTGGTTGACTTGACGCCTCATAGTACTAATGAGATCCTGTTGCTTATTGAGGTTTTTCATGAACTTGTCGAACGATGTAATAACTTGATCTATCAACGTTTGGGAATCTGTTTGATCCTCTGTTTTGATTCGTTTCGCCAGTGCCGATGCGAATACGAAAGCAGTATGTATGACTTGTTTCGGTGACATACCAGGACCCAAGGCTGCATAAACCACTGGAATTCCAGAAACGTTCTCCACTGACATGAGCGGTTTGTTAGGTATTTTGCACTTTAAACTCAAGAATATTCCAATGTTTATCTTTTTCATCCTAGCCGCTTCATATACTCGGTCTCTATGCTTTTGCATGTCGTGTATACTGTGGATACTGGACTTGAACTTGACTTCAACTGATGCTGTTATAGGAGGATCTCCATCGCACTTCCATAAATAATCTTCAGATCCCGGTTCTGTACTTCTGCTGGTATCTTCAAGAAATCCAGTATTCAATTCTTCATCAAACACTGAACGCACCAGCTCTTCACCAGTGAACCCTGTATTTACATCTTTAGTAAATTGTTTAAGCACACTAGTTGATTCACGAAGTATGTCTGACATATGAGAGTTTGCTGATTTTTCAGCAAATCTAATTGTATGCATTTCTTGTTTCAGACGATCTATTTCTTCTTCATATCTTTTCGTTACATTTTCATAATACAATCTCATTTGATTTTGACTGTTTTCTAGCATATCATCTTGACGTCTCATAAGCTCTTTTATTTGAGTATTGTGAATCTCTTCATTTGATTTCATCTGTCTTTTAGAATATTCAAGAGCTTTCGATTCGATTGTTGACTTTAGGTCTTCAACCTCTGTATTCAGTTTACTGATTATCCGATCTTTTTCACTTATTGAATTTAGGTGTTGCTGTGCAACACGCGCCAGGTCTTGAGCCTTAGAACTTGCTTGAACAGAAGCCATTGAAGATGTGAATTCAAAAAGCTGCTTTGCTGCATCAAATATATCTGCAACAACACCAGCTGGTTGCTTTTTTATCCACTCTTTTGTATTGCAACGATCAGACGGTATTTTAAGAACTACTTCTTCCATCATCATTTTTTTGGGGCACTTTCTTTTTAAATGTAAATTTGTTGAAAAAAAGTATATCGTGCCGCTCCATTTGTAACACTTCTTGGTGGAGATTTCACAGCAACCAGTACTGGTGGGGGTGCTGTTTGGGCATCTCTGAGTGAAAACAATGCTGACATCTACACTACAAGGAAAACATGGGCAACAACCCTGGTAAACAGGCTGCGGAAATACTCATATTTACACCATACAAACGTGGAGTAAAAAGTAAGGCGACTGTGGGAAGTCTTTTACCAAGTCCATCAAAAAACTTGGGTGGCCCGTCTGGGGCACCAGCGGCGTCACGGTCTTCACCACGCGCACCACGGGCATCACCACGCGCACCACGGGATTCACCACGCGCGCCTTCACAAAGCTCGCCTTTACCACGTGCATCACCCCCTTCCAAACGTCGCCGCGGTCTTTTCTAGATCAGTCTCACTGATCACTTGAGAAAGGACGCAGGTATTCTGGCTTCACCATAATTGTCTGACCAGATTCCAGTGGCACAGAAACACCCAACTGGCCCTGCTTGACGTAGACAATTCCCCTCTTTCCTGTCAAACCATTGTACTCTGTTTTATTCTTCAACCCGGTGATCTTGACTGTATCATAACCGATCAAGTCGACCAGACGAGCGAATGAACTGTCTATCTCTCCGATCACATTGAACCACCCAGATGGCATGACCTTGACATGCTGTGCCAGTGGGATGGCGTACGGCGCAGGAATCCATCCATCGACGCCGTCGGTCCATTCGTTGATGTTTTCAGACGCGCGAGTGATGAGGTTCCACATCCCCTCCTTGTCACCTTGATTGTCGAGCCTATCGAAAGTCGTTTCCAAGGACAGTGACTTCTTCATCCCCTGCTTCATCCCCTCCAGTGGGAAGGTCGCGACTGGAGGGATGTCGCGCAGGGCCATCTTGATGAACTGTCGATCCGATTCGATTTGACTCTCTAGAACGCATGCGTTCCGTGGGGGAGGCGATAGAGAGCAGCAGCAAGCCCCTCTATGTTATCTATTCCTTGTTTCCTTTTTCAATCAAAAAAAGAAACAAACAAGACGGCCCTAGGGCCCTCTGACTCCCCCTGGACTCATGTGAAAAAATCCGCATGCGTTCCATAGGTCAAATCGAACCGATAGCTGTGAGAGCGGGAAAACTGCGAGGCGTGATGACCGACAAGCGCAAAGCCTTCGAGCGAATCATGACCCAACTCCCTCAACTTCAGGAACGACACGCAGCACGTATGATTGCGAGAAACGTGTTAGGGGGCGACACGCTCGACATGGTCAAGAGCTTCTTTGACGACCTCAACGAGGTTAAGTGGATGCTCGTCGACGTCGAATCAAACTCTCTTCCAGCACTCAATATGTTCATACTCTACCTCGATTATTTCGAGTGTACTGCTGACGCCTGGAAGTTGCGTCTCCTCACCAAGCGCAAATTCCCCAAACGCCACGATCAAGACCGAACAACCAGATATGGTAACCTGCCCGCCGTGGGCTGCCCACCGCCCCAACCACCACTCATTTCTTTCACCCTCCTCTCACAGGAAGTGGATTTCTCTTTGACGACACTCGCGGCAGTTGTTCAAGTCAACTATCATACCATCACGACTGTGACACACTCGGCATCACCCATTATTCCATATGATATCAAGCCGAAATGCGATGTAGATGCGTATCGCTGCACTGGAGCCAGCAGCATACACATTGCTGCCAACAATCTACGTTTTGATATGGTTTTCATCTATCTTTTCAGTGATACGGTTTACCGGAGACATGAAGAGATTGACCTCCAGGAAGTGGTCTCAGCAAACTCAAGAGAAAGCCGGGGTTTGTCATGGGTCAATGCTTGTCGTGGAAGGACCGATTGACAAAGCACCAGAATTCGAGAAAATTGTGCAGGATTGGGTACATGATATGAAGCATTTCATGGACGAGGAGTTGCGGAAACAGACGAACTTACTCCCCGGTCGAAGCTTCTGTGTGATTCATGAGCGCAACTCCCGCAAGTTCCAGGATGTCTGCGGACGCTCTGTTATCATCTTGAAGAAGGACGGGCGTCTCGAGCTGGAAAAGGACGTGATCACTGGAATTTATCAACTGGATGTCTTCGGATAAGATTGTCTTATCCCCTTAGCGCTTCTTTGAGTTTTCACTACCGTCTTTAAGTTTTCCCAAATCATCTCTCGCAAAAGCACTGGTTTGCGTGTTGGGATGATATCTTCTAATTAAAGGACCCCTCGTCCTGGCGATATTTTCGATACTCCTTGCGTCGAACATAGTTTCAATTGCTTTCAACTCTTGTTGTTTGGTTGTTGGTGAAAGCGTATTAAAATTTTTCCATGCTTCGTTCCTTAAATCACGTTGTCGTGGTGTCAAATTTGTAGATGTTTGATTTATTTTTGTTTTCAAAGATTGCCATGGAGATTGGGGCTGCCCGGCGGTAAAGGTTTGTGACCGCCTGAATGGAGGTGGATTTGGTCGTGATCGGTAAGTGCTTGAAGAGGCCACGTGTGAATGGTGGTACGGTAAACGCTGGTCCTTGTGCTTGTGATCTAGGCACATAACGTGGGCGAATTGTGCAAAATTATTTCTTTCTTGTCGCATTTGATTTATATTTCTTGTTAATTGAGCTATTATTTGTTGTTGTCTTCTTAATTCACTATCGTATGTCAATAATTGTTCTTCTAACCCTCTCTTATAATTTTCCAGTGTTCTGTACTGGTTAGATAAATATTCCGAAGTGGATTCTAATTCTATTATTCTTTGTTTGTCTGCTTCATGATGTTGCCTCCACATTTGATCTCGCTCATGTAGTTTTTGTTGCAAGCTTTGATATTGTGCCGTCAATATAGTATGTTTGTTTTGTCATGTTTCGAAACATTTTTGTTAAGTTTGCCTGCTGGTTCCCCACCTGGTTTGGAGGTCGATTAGGAGATCTCTTTTTTGAGTTTGTTCTTGCTCTTCTAGAAATAGAAAATAGACTCATACGTTTCATTTATTTATTGTTTATATTATTATTTTGAATATATATTGTTAAATAAATGGAAAATGCTAAGGAATGGGTTTGTTGAAAACCCTAGATCGTCATTTTTATTGTTGAGTCTAATGATGACCAGTCCAATAGAGAAATTATTACTTCCGTACCTTTCGGCTCAAATAATTAAGAACATTGATCAAAAAAAACGAGCTAGTATTCAGTGTACTTCGATGGATAGTCGTTTTCCTTGTGTTGAATGTGTGTTATTACTTGTATGATTCTACAAGACACTCGATTGCGTCCGAGCTGAACAAAAAATCCGTAAAAACAGCTGTTCAATCGTATAATGGATTCAGAATGGTCCGTTTCTGATAACGATGTATTTGAGCTGTTATCCATAATTCAATCTTCTAATTCTTACACTTGGAAACTTATTGATATAGCATATTCCATTTTAGGTGGTCAAATATTTACATTGGTTGGTACCGTGTATGTATTTTCTCAACATGCAATGTGGTACGTGACTTCTATTTTAATAATATCAATTTTAATAGGATTTTTCAGTGTGCAGTCTTCAGTTGAAAATTGTAGAGATGATATAAAACAATACAATATTCACAAAGCCGCTACACTGTCCAATATAGCTGACATTATTTCGTCACGTTCTATAATTGACAAAACCAAAGACAAAAATAAATACATACAACCCGCTATTGACTCTTTGGAAAAACAAAACAAAAAAGAATATGATTGCAGAATGCATGTATCTATTGGAATAGGGTTAGTATCAGCAATTTCTACAGTTCTTGTTTATGGATTTCTTTTCAATGATTTGATTCAAAAGAATATTTCATCTGAAGATTTCACCACTCTTTTTTTTGTTTCTCAGCAGTGTGTTTGAGATGCCGCTTTCCCTGGAGAATTCTTTGTATGAGAATATGCAGATAAATGTATTTGAATCAGGTATAGATAGTCGCTTTCAGACAAAGAAAAGTTCAAACATAATAGAAAATGGAGACATAGAGGTCAAAAACATAAAAAATACTCTATTTGCCCATAGACCAGCCGCGAGTAGATTTGAAAGTCAAAAAAGGTACAATTGTTTCATTAACTGGACCTAATGGATGTGGTAAGAGTAGTTTGCTTCGAATTATTGCGGGTTTAGAAGCCCCATTGAACAATGATGCTATCATAATGGCACCAAGAGATTCCATGTACGTACCACAAAACGCGAATCTTATCAACCAACCCATCATTGAGAACATTGGTCTTGGGGTTGACACGAAATCCAACCGAAAAAGAAGTCGTGAAAATGTTGTATGAAAATAATTTGAAAAGTTATGTACAAGTTTTCAAAAAATTCATGTATGATCCTGTCGGAGAGCTTGGAAAAAAGCTATCGGGGTGGGCAACGACAGATAGTGTGGATGTTAAGACTTATATTTTCTAATAAGAAAGTAGCGCTTCTGGACGAGCCCACTTCGTGGATGTCTTCGCGTGTTAGTGAAGCATATTTGAATTGTTTGAGACGCAATAAGATCACTGCATTGATTGTAACACATGACAGAAACGTCCAATCCTTTGCAGACGTAGAACTGGATTGGGATGATGTTACGATGGGATCAAACAAAATCACTCAAAACATCTGAAGGTTGTGTGTGTTTTTCTAACTCCTCTTGTGTTCTTGGAATAAATATATATTCTACTTTGTGTTTGTTGTCACATGAATAAGTGCTTCCAATCTTGAAAAACAAAATAGCTACACTCAACAAAAGCATAAACATGTACACTGGAACAAGTGAATCCATATTGTTGAACACAATTATTTTTTTAGTCGAATGTAACGATCCACAATTGCATGAGTGCAACTATGCTTTTCCATCCATACTAAATCGAAACCACGGCAATGAATCTTGTCCAACTGATCCTTATAACGCCTGCCACCATCCTCACCACCAGCACTCAACTTCACCTTCTCCTGATAATCCAGAAACCGCGACCCCACCCGAGTATCCTCATCCGCCTCACACTCCAAATAACCAGAATTCTCATCATACAGCTGCTCCAACACCTCTCCCTTTCGCCTTGTTCTCCCACTCCTTCTCCTCCCCCTCCCCCGCTACCACCACCTGGTAGATCGCACGCTTCTGATTGGGGATGCGCAAGTTCTGATTCACACCTCCAGGTGCCCTCCGGTGCTTCAGCTTGATGAACTGGGGCACTGCATTAGCCGGGTCGGCCAGTAACGCTTGGATCTCTGCGGGGCTGATATGCTCAATCGACTCCTTTCCAAACACGTTAATGTGCTGCTCCACCACGTAACGGTTGTTGGTGGTGTTGTTCACAGTCCTTGGCTTCTTCGCCACCTGGATCAACTCCTTGATCTGCTCGTCTTTGCTTCTAGTTGTTCGTCCTTTGCTGCCAGCTGTTCCTTCATTTGTATCAATCAATTCTTATCCTTATCACACTGTCACCAACTTACAACTTCTTCTTATGTGTTGACCAATATCCGTGTTAATTGTGTGTATAGCCACAGTCACAAACTCGAGCCTCTTTATACATGCTAGTGGCATTCTTCTATTGTCACAGATATTTTTGTCTTTAATACGATGGAACATCAGCGATGACGTCATCCTGATGTAACGTCCCCGTTTCTCCTGCCATACTCTCACTCGTACTTCTCCTTACCTAAATGCGCTATAATATAACATTTTATAAGATATCGCGTAGAAAAGAAGGGGGGGGGGGCAAGGGAAAATTAAAAACTAAAAAATATTTTTGGTCTTTGGGCATCTGGGAATTTTTTTGAGGCTCACAGATTCGTCACCACACTGTGGATCTTATCCAGCTGTTCCTTATACCGCCTACCACCATCTTCCCCACTTGCACTCGTCTTTATTCTCTCCTGGTGGTCCAGAAACTGCGACCCCACACGAGTTTCCTCGTCCGCCTCCGCCTCCAAATGACCAGAATTGTCATCGTATAGCTGCTCCAACACCTCCCCTTTCGCCTTATTTTCCCACTCCTTCTCCTCACCCTCGCCAGCCACCACCACCTGGTAGATCGCACGCTTCTGATTGGGGACACGCACGTTCTGATTCACGCCACCAGGGGCCCTCCGGTGCTTCAGCTTGATGAACTGCGACACTGCATTAGCAGGATTGGCCAGCAACTCCTGGATCTGCTCCTGGCTTATGTGCTCTATAGACTCCTTACCAAATATATTTATGTGTTGCTCTACCACGTATTTGTTATTATTTATGGTGTTTGGGTTTACGGTCCTTGGCTTCTTAATCAACTGCTCGATTTGACGATCCTTTGTTACCAGTTGGTCTTGTAGATACTTGACCTTCTCCTCTAGATGACTTTACTTTCAAAGAAGTTATATCATTTAGAGTCCCATTTAATGACAATGCATGTGCTTTACAAATCTTTTGATGTCTTCGAACAGTATTGGGTTTAACTGAAGTGTAACCACAAATACAACTCATTTTACTTAAAGGGAACAAATTTGTTCCCTTTAACCTCAAATTTGTTCCCTTTTTGTTCCCTTGTTCGTTACTCCCTGCCACTTAGTCTCCACTCGTACTTCTCCTACCAAATTGGGCTATAATATTAACATTTTTATAAGATTTCGCGTAGAAAAGAAGGGGGGGGGGGGGCAAGGGAAATTTGTAAAACTCACAAAAAATATTTTGGCCACTGGGCATCTGGAAATTTTTTTGAGGTTCAAAAAGTCCGACCAACTTTTGAGTTGGTCTTCCCCACCTGCTAAACCACCCGGTACGAGTGGGGCCCCACTCACCCCAACCACCTGGTTACGTCTGCGCCAGAGTTTTCCCGGGGGGACCGTTCTCTCCACGCGTTCCATATCGGTTTTTCTTTCTATGGCATGCAGGATCTAGACTAAATTAAAAATGTCTATTAATATATTATAATGAAGGGAAAATGACAAAAGGTCAAACTTGCGGCCACTGGTATGGTTTTGATGTTTGTTATTTCTGGAATAATGAAAGTAAGATCTTTTGGATCAAACGAATCAGAAAGATTTTCCAAAAATTCAGGAAGTGTGTATGAAAAAATTCTCAAAGGATAGTATTCCTTGCAGGACTTGTTGAACTTATATGCATCTTTCTTGATCTTCGTGGCGTATGGTCATCAAATATGAATCTAAAAGACGTAAAGCTTGGTTCGAGTATTCTTGCTATATTCACGATTCTTGCCACACTTATATTTTACGTTATGCCAGGGTTCCGGCCTTATCCAGTCCTGTCCAATCTGACTGCACTCAGTGGACTTGTGTTGTTACCACTCGTATGCGAGCTCAGACATTGAGATAACGCTCAGTGAAATCACGAAGACCCTTGCGTTTATAGTGATCGTACACCCTGGCGACTACATCGTGTTCATTACAATGGGCAAAATGTGTAGTATCTTTTACGTCGTCGAGGAAGAGCCTTAATGTCATGGTGACCCCGAGACCTTGCGCGTAGGCGGAGCCACAAGGCTTCCAACTCGGGTGAGTCTTCTGTTTCCTCATCAACCTCTTCAATCGAGTAGTATGCCCATCTGAGAAGTAATTCATTGCCCATGACAACAAACATGACATGGGATCACGGGCAGTCCGGTTTTGACGGTTGGATTTGGGGGTCTGTGATTTTTTTCAACAGTACTCGACTTAAAGACAACCCTGTGTACGCCGATACCGTGATACAGAACGACATGACTACCACTTATGGTGTGGAACTACCCAAGTCGATCAGACATCAGAGGAATGGGTACGCTTGGGTGAAGGTACCCACGAACTACAAGGTCGGAAGCCGACAGGAGCTGCTTTTCTGGTGCGTGATGAATGCCACCGGCGGTACATCAAAGGAGTACTTCTATTCCCCGCAGGACTACGAGTCATTCCTCGGGTATTCCCATGAGTGAGTATCAGGAACAGATCGAAGCCTGGCAAATACAGCACGAGAATGCACTGAAGGAGTTTGCTATCAAGAGTACAAACACCAACGCGACGATTGTTTCCAACGGGCGTACATTTGCTTCCTTCTTCACTAGCTGAGCAGCCGACTGGATCCACAGTTTCTTAAGAGCTTCATCCTCACAGGCCTTGATGGTAGGGGGCATGTTAAACCACGCCCCTGAACTCCACAAGTCTCTTGGTCTCCACACATCGTCGACAAATCATCCTTCCAAGCTCGTCGAGTTCCGATAGCATGGTTCCCCAGTGGCCGCGTTCGGCTGTGATGTAGACGAGTTCGTCACAGCTAGTTACGTAGATCGAACAGGGGTTTCGCGTGTGCTGAATGGTTTTCCTCCGTTTGCGCGGACGTAGAGTGATGGTGCGGTCGGGTCTGGTCGCGTTCCATATATGACTGGTACTGGGAGACCTCTGAATTTCCCGCCACCTTCTTTTAAGACTTGAAGTACCACTGCCCCGATCCGTTCGGACGTAAGAGCAAGAGCCTCCACGGATTTTATTCTTGCATACTTTTCGACACACTTGTAAGTCACGTACAATGCAGCGGACGGACACAGACGCCCAAAGTATATGGATGAAAAGAGTTTCCCGTTGACATTTTACACACTCAAATAAATAATACTTGTTTTTAAATATATTGTACAGTTAAATGAAACCCCCTGTTGTCAAGAGAAATATCACTCGCGAATACAACAGCAACAGTAGTAACAGTAATTTTGATTTAAAGTAATATGATAATAGAACATCTTCAAAAGGAGTAAATGTAAACACCAACAATCCACAGTTGATAACACCCAACCCTAAATTTCAAATGAATATAAAAGGTAACAACAAACCATGGTTTTAAATAACAGGTCCGCTGCCAAATAACAAATCGAATAACCGTCAAAGAGGTGAAAGATGACCAAAACGAAATAGACGTAATATACTTTCAGCTGATCCAAACGCATCAAAGCCAAATTTTCCATCCTTGGTGTCACCAAGGGGTGAAGGGTCGATGAGTCAACGAAGTCGAGGCCCGCCTAATGACCCCGGCAGAAAGAAGATTGATTAAACAACTCTCAAAATTTGAAAAACCATCAATGGTGCCTCTACCATTCTTCACCTCATTCACTTAATAATGTTAGCGTATCGAACATTATTCTTTCCCCTCCCGGCTGGCCAGGGGTTTTTTTTCACACGAACCCAAACTGGACATATCATGGAAACAAAAGAAAGACACAATACGAGTTACATATACCAGTAAATATTGTGAAACAACAAGCAATACAGTCATGGCAGAGTTTCAAAACCTAAGAAATACTACAAAGGGGTACTCTACTTTAATTATGCCCAGAACAAAGTCAATGGTAATAAATATTGAAAACACTAATGGTGTGAAGAAGATAACGTCTGTTTACAAACGTCCCTCCATAGAAATCGTCACATTCAAAATTTAGTTTAGAACACAACATCCATCCACACCTCCCCCGGCAGCACCGCCACTTCGTTGGCCTCCCCCCCACCGAAACTCGTAACCACCCACTCTCTTAACCTTCCCACTACAACACACATTTATGCTCCCTGGATTTCAACCCCAATTCCCGAGCCGCCTCCATAGTCGAAGCGTACGGCACCCATTCCTCCGCCCCGAGCTTGCGCCCCTCCACCGGCTTCGATTGCTTCGGGGCGCTCGACTCGCGGTTTCTTATTCGTGGCGTACGAGTGCTTGACTTGCTCGCTCTG